TGTGGATCGACTAAGTCGGTATGGTAAACCGTCTACTCTTGTAAACGCCAACAATGAAGCACTCCAGATGGCTATGGATGCTACAATGAAAGCGTTTGGCGGGGAAGGTACCTTACGGGCTAGCGCTCTGGATGATGGTTTGCGAACTGTCACTCACGAGGAGAAGAGCTCCGGACTCCCATCACTCATGTCGAAGGGTGACGTCTTCGATCTTGATCTTGAGAGAGCGGCAAGAATCGCTGCTGGTACACGGACCCCTGACCCATGCCTAGCTTTCCATCGGGTTCAGCATGGTGAAGAAGGTCCTAAGACGCGGTTAGTTTGGGGTTATCCTCAATCCGTCTTCCTGCTAGAGGCAATGTTCGCACCGGCTCTAATTGAACATTTCCTCGCAAACCGAACCTATCCCATTGCGTTCGGTATGTATAAGTCCCAGGTGTCGGCAAGGATGCAGAGTATTCGGAATAGTGGTGTTCGGTTCTCACTGGATTTCTCTGGTTTTGACACAACCATTCCAGCCGAACTCATTGACTTTGCATTCACGGTGCTGAAGTCACACTTTCAACCTATGAGTGAGGTTGAAGAACGCGTATGGTATCTGATCATTCGATACTTCATTCATACGCCGATCGTGATGCCTGACGCTTCTATTTGGCGCAAGCATCATGGTGTGCCGAGCGGAAGTTATTTCACACAGTTGATTGATTCGATTGTGAATTATCTGTGTGTTACTTACGCTTTTATCAGAGCCGGTGGACGTCCGATTCCAGATGACAAGATTCTCGTCCTTGGTGATGATTCTCTTGTTGGACAGTCTCAGTTTTTCGACCTAGATGATCTTCAGGAACACTTCAACGAGGTGGGACTGACTTTGAATGTGTCGAAAACGGGAGTGTCGGTCCAAGGTCGTTCTGACCCCCACTTCTTGGGCCATATCTGGAGACGAGGGTTTCCTGACCGCGATGAGTCTGACATCGCTAAAAGGATGGCCTTCGCTGAGAAACTGAGTGGGATCAGAGATGGTTTGACGAGGCGCGCTGTGCGTGTTACTTCTTACGTCCCTGATTCAGTGTCTGCCCATCGTGTAGCAATGGCTATTGCTCCTGTGAATTCTAGGAGTATCGTTGAGTCATATGCATCGTACATGAGGGATACTATGCCTGTAGATGAGCTAAGGGCTAGAGACAGACCAGGTTGGGCTGCTCATATGGAGGAG